TCAAGGCCCCGTTATGATCAACTCCCGAGCCGGCTGGCTCTTACCCTTCATCACCGTATAGGTGAGGCCCACCTCCTCCATCGCGAAGCCTGAGAAGATGCGGCGGATCTCCGGCACGTCATTGATCGACAGGATGAAGCCCCCCTTCAGGTCGGCTAGGCGCTCGGCCATCTGCTCGAACTGGCCGCGGTCGAACAGCTCGCGGCCGTAGTCGCCCTCGGAGCCGTGATAGGGCGGATCGAGATAGAAGAGCGTCTCGGCCCGGTCGTAGCGGGTCAGGAACGCCGACCAGTCGAGGTTCTCGATGACGACGCCCGAAAGCCGCTCGTGGACGTCCTCGAGCATCGGGGCGAGTCGGGTCAGATTGAAGCCGGCGGCTGACTGCGGATCGACCCCGAAATTGCGCCCCGCCACCTTGCCGCCGAAGGCGAGCCGCTGGAGGTAGAGGAAGCGGCCGGCGCGCTCCAGGTCGGTCAGCGTCGTCGGATCGCTCGCCTTCAACCGCTCGAACTCGCGTCGCGAGGTGATCTGGAAGCGCAGCGTGTCCATGAACTGCGGATAGTGGCGCTGCAGGATGCGGAAGAGGTTCACGACCTCGCCGTTGCGGTCGTTGATCACCTCGGATCTGGGCGCGGCCGTGCGGCGGAAGAACACCCCGCCCATGCCGACGAAAGGTTCGGCATAGATCGAATGCGGCGTCGCCGCAATGCGCTCGCAAAGCCGGCGGGAAAGCAGCCGCTTGCCGCCAATATAGCCGGCGACGGGGCGCACAGGCGCGACCGGGGTCAGTTCGGAATTGTCCATATCGTCTCGTGAGGGAATCAGTCACATTCCGCCGGCTCGAAAGAGCAAGGGGGCGCGACGGTTATTCTGAGTGGCTGTCGGGCGGGTTCAGTTTGGCAACACCCCGCTGCCGGGAAACGACCCGGCCGTCTTCCTATCCCGGTGGCGCCTCCCTGAATGGGCTCCGAACCAACTTCGAGCTTGAACATTGCTGGCCTCGGGATATCGTCACGCCATGGGACGAGCTCGCCGCCAAACAGCCCGAGAAAGAGCCGCAAGAGCGCTCTGCCGGATGGATGGGCATCCGGAGAACACGCGATTTGAGGGAAAGGAGATGTGGCAATCCTATCTCCCGCAAGTCGACGCCGTGTTGGTAGCGGCGCTGCCGCTGGAGGACTTCGCAAAGCTGCTGTCCGAAGACGAGCGCTGAGCCGCGCCATCCTCGGCGCCGAAGAGCCCGACCTGCATCCTGGCCATCAGGTCACGCTCCTTGAGGCTGAGCGCGCCGTGCGGCTTGCATCCGGTCAGGTCCGGCCAGAAGTCGTTCGGCCCGAGCCGCCAGAGATGGCGCATGGGCAGGCTGTTCACGACATGTCTGTCGGGCGGATAGACCTCGATCGCGGCGGTCTCTGGTCCCCACCAGGTGTTCTTGATCGCCTGCAGCTCATCCCAGCCGATCGTTCCGTCATGCTCGACGGACAAGAGCCCGCGCATTTCATCATGCTCGATGCGGATCGCGGCACGGTGCTTCGTCGTGTCCGTCACGGCGCGCGTCCCTCCTCGGGCGCCTCGAGCTCGATCGTGGTCATATAGGAGCGATCGTAGCGGTGCTCGACGCTGGCGGCGCGCCACAGGCCGTTGGCTTCCTGCCGCATGCCGGTGATGAGGACGGGCTGATCGGCCATGATCTCCGGCCGGCCGGCGAGCGTGATCGAACCGGAGCCGGTCGCCCGGCCGAGGCGGTTGCCTTCGGCAAGCGCGGCCTGGCGGGCTTCAGCCGCGCCGGCAAAGACGGTGCGAAGGCGCTTCACAGGCCCTTCGAGGCCCGTTTCGGACGTCTCGTAAAGGATATGGTTGCGGCCGCGGTCGTACCACCCTGCCTCGACCTTGGCGTAGCGCGGACGCGGCTCGATCGAGAAATCGCCGCTTTCGCAGTCGCGCTTGTCGATCGTGACGGCCGGCAGGACGCCGCGCTTCAGAAAAAGGAACTTGCCGCCCTTGACCGAGAACTGCGCCGCGCTGCGATCGGCAAGCCTGGTCAGGAAGTCGGCGGTGGATTGCTCGGTGCGCGCGACATAGCCGAGCGCAATCGAGGAGAGCTCCGGGCTGACCTTGGCCTCATAGCCGTGGCGCGCGGCCAGCTCGTGCACTACGGCGCCGATCGTCGTGTCGTCAAAATGCTCCGAGAGCGGTTCCTTCAGGTCGGAGCGCATATCGGCCGAGCGGCAGGACAGGACCAGGAACTCGCCCTGGCTGCCGAAGCGATAGTCTGCGCGCTCGAAGACGAAGACGCCCATCTTCCAGGCGCCAGCGTTCCGGAAACCGAAGCGCACCGCGATCTTCGCCCCCATCGCCGGTACCGCGATCGCGGTGGCGGCATCGTCGAACTCCAGCTCGCAGGTGTCGGCGTCCTGGCCGGGCTGGTCGTGGATCGTTGCGGAGACGAGGCGCGAATAGAAGGCGTCGGCGACGCTGCGGCCCTCGACGCTGACTTCGATAAAGGGTCTCGAACGGTCCATCAGTCCCACAGCCTCACGCTCGCCGTCTCGCTGGCGATGACATATTCGGGCATGTCGATGACCGTGCCGCGCGGCAGGATGACGCCCAGCTCGGCAAGACCCGGATTGGCGGTGAGCGTCGCCTCGACATAGCCCTTGAGCTTGCCGGCAAGCGTGCGGTCGCCGAGATGCGCCAGCGCATATTCAAAGCAGACCTGGTCTACCATCATGTCTTCCAGCGGCACGGTCAGACGCCCGGCGGGGATGACGCGGGCACCACTCATAAGAAGAAGCCCACCGGCTTGCCGTCCCCATGGAAGGGCGCGACCTCGATATCGAACTCCAGGCGCCGGCCGTAGCCGGAGCGGTTGATGCTCGACTGCCGGTCGCTCACCCGAAGGATGACGACGCGGCCGAAGACCTTGGCCTTGGTCGAGGAGCTCACCGACCAGCCAATCATGAGCACCGGCCTGGCCGCGGCCTGGGTGGTGCGGATCGCCTCGAACTCCTCACGGCCGCCGAGCTCGTCGGGATAGAGCAGGCCGTAGATGCGGATCATATCCTCGCCATAGCCGGTGAACTGGCGGCCGGGCCTGTTGCCGAAACGGGCAATGGCCGGCCAATGCGCTTCCGTCTGCCGCTCGATCTCCTGGAAGTTCAGCGGCGCGATCTCGAAGACATGGGGGCCAAGGGCAAGCAGCGGCGTCATCAGTCCGTGCCTCCATGAAGGGCGCCGGTTCGCGCGCCGGCGATCGCACCGCCAACGCTGGCCCGTCCGGCGCCGGCATTGCCTACGGCCGTGGCCAGCGTGCGGGCGGCGTCGCGGATCGACCACGGTGGCGCCGTAGCGCTGGGCGGCTTTCTCGGCGAGATAGGCGCCGTTGCCGGTTGCATCGAGTGCACCGCCGGTCAGCCGCGGCAGACGGTCGACCACATAGAAGAGGATCTCGCGCTGCTGGTCGAAGGGAACGTTGCGCAGCTCCAGGACGAAACAGGCGCGGCGCACCAGGTCGCGGCCGATCTCGAGCGGCAGGATGACCGTGGCATCGCCAGAGCGCGCGAAGTCCTCGCCGAAGACATGCGCCCGGCGCGCGTCCAGCGCCTCCAGGAGCGGCCGCAGCTCACGCTCGCAGAAGTCACGTGCGGCGGCCGTGCGCATATCCTCGGGCGCGTTCTTGAAATCGTCGTCGCAAGCCCATCTGACGATCGGAATGCCGACCTTCATGCAGGCCTCGATCTGCACACGTGTGAGCGCTGCGCCCTCCGCCTCGGTGGGAATGGCGTCGAGCTCCTGGCGCATCTTGGCCTTGCGGGCGCCGTAGGAGGCACGGATCTTGCGCTCCCATTCAGCCTCGTCCTCGGCCGACCATTGCGTCCCCTTGATCAGGCAGACGCGGCGGAAGAGCCCGTTCTCGACGGCCTTGGAGAAGGGAATGTGGTGGATCGTATAGGGCGGCTCGCCCGTCGCCCTGACTTCGCGGATCAGCTCGTTGAAGGCGTTGAGGACGCCATTGTGGGTGGAGATGATCCTGATCTTGCCGCCCCAGATCAGCAAAGCGTTGACCGCGTCGAGAACGAGACGGACATCCTTATGGAAGGCCGCCTCGTCGATGACGACCACGCCCTGCAGGCCGCGGATGTTGTCCGGCCGGCTCGACAAGGCCTCGACGCGGAAGCCGGAGGCGAACTGGACACGGAAGGCAGCAATGAAGCCGGTCGTGCCGTCCGCGCGCCGGTCCTCGAACATGAACTCCTCGATCGCCACCAGCTCCTTGGCCACGACCTGGGCGAAGTGCTTCACGTAGCCGATGAATTCCCGGCCCTTGTCCTTGGTGTCGCCGATATAGAAGACGTTGTCGCCGCCGGCCGAGCGCTTCGCCGCCGCAATCAGCGTGTCGTCGAGGGCCTCGGCAAACGTGATGCCGGTGCGGCGGCCTTTCTCGCAGATCTTGAGATCGCTCTGGTCCTCCAGCCATTGCGCCTGGTGGAGCATGAGCACACCGTCTGCCAATGGATCGAGATGCTCGGGGATCACCGCCGCCCCCGTTTCCAATCGTCGAGCCGCGCGTAGATCGTGACCGCGATACCGCCGAGCGCCAAGGCGATGAACACCCAGCGGAGCGTATCGAGGTACGGCACCAGCGGCAGGATGGCAGACTGGGTCTCAGCCAGGACGCTCTGCGCCACCTCGACACCCGCGGCACCCAGCGTCGCCACACCGGCCGCGCCGCCCCCCTTCATCGTGCGACTGTCGGCCAGCACTTCGCGTGCGGGCGGCGTCTCGGCCGCAAATGCCGTCGACCGAACCGGAAAACGCTCGCCCCACTGACGAGCGGGGCCGAGATCGACATGGATGAACCCCGATCGCGGGTAGAAGCCGAATCCGAGGAACCCGACCTCGCGCGCCGCCGCCTCGAAGGCCACGGGATCGTGGTTGGCCATGGCGATGTCGAAGGCGGCGCCGTCGAGGTGCTTCGACCGGGTCGCGCCTCCGACGGCACGGTTGTGCTCGGGGCTGCGGTAGGCGGAGCGGACGATCAGCGGCTTGCTCAGCCGGTCGCGCAGCGCCTGCAGCCTGTCGAGCGCCGGTTCGTTGATCAGCAGCTTGCCGGTGCCGCGGCAGGCGATCTCGGCGGGGCTGAAATTCGGCCAGGACCGCTTCGATGAAGCGCCGGTTGTCGCCTCCGCTGCGTCCAGGGTCGATCGGCTTACCCAGACAATGCGGCTCCATCTTCGCCCACTGGGCGTCCGTCAGTACGAATCGTTCCATCCGAAGCTTGAATCATGTTCAAGCCGCGGGTGGAATCCTGAATCTCAACAGGCCTTAGTATACCCGTCACCCGTCGTTCTGGCGCTGGACTTGGCTGTCGAAATTGCTCCGATTGCTTCCCCTCCAGATCGCTCCAACCTTAGGGTCTCGCCGTCGAATTGAAACTTCGGCATGTGCTTCTTTCGCTCACCTGGGAACACGAAGTTGGACATCCGGGCTGCCCGATTAAGGAGATCGATTGTCTCTACTTGGGCTACGGCTTTCACCGTGTCTTTAGGCTGCAATTCTCGACCCAACCTACGAACTTCTTGCGCAACACTTTCTCCAATAAGATACGTGTTGGCCATAATTCTTCGGAAATCAACATTGTATGAGAATGCTTCGCTATCGCTGTGAATATGGCGGTTCGGTTTCAGCGCTTCATCCTGATCAAGTTCGCAAATTGAATAGCCGTCCACTCGGGCAGCGATGTGGCAGTACTCGACGATAACCATCCGATTGCTTTCATGCTTCAAGGCCTTCACTCCCTGACTCTGTCAGGGCGTCAGACTGTCGCCGCGGCTGGCACATTCGAACGGACTTCAATCACCGTTCGATGAGCCGGAGGCCGCAATGCAGACCAGTCCCAAGGGAATCGCCTTTCTCGAAGCCCATGAAGGGGTGGTGCTGAAAGCCTATCGCTGTCCGGCTGGTATCTGGACGATCGGCGTCGGTTTGACGGCCGCCAGTGGCGTTGTCGTGCCGAAGGCAGGCATGACGATCACGCGCGCGGAAGCATCCGAGCTGTTGGCCAAGGCGCTGCGGCGCAACTATGAGCCGCGCGTTGCAGCTGAGATGCCGCGCGCCAAACAGCACGAGTTCGACGGCGGCGTATCCTTCCACTTCAACACCGGCGCCATCGGCCGCGCCAGCTGGGTTAAGGCTTGGATCGCGGGCGACTGGAAGAAGGTCCAGTCCGGGCTCAATGCCTGGGTGAAGGGTGGCGGCAAGGTGCTGCCGGGACTCCAGCGGCGGCGGCGCGAAGAGTTCGATGTCATCCGCCATGACCGGTGGCCGGCCAATCTGAAGATCGCCAGCAATCCGCAAAAGCCCAACGTGGCCCACGCCGGCATTGTCATTTCACTGTCGGCCGACGAGATCGAGGCGATCAGTGCCGGCCTGGCCAAGCTTGGATATGATCCAGGCCCGAAGGCTGGCGTCGTTCGCCTGGACGCGGTGACAGGCTTCCAGCGCGATCACGATCTGACCGTCGACGGGCTGATCGGCCGCGCCACCCTGTCGACGCTACAGCGCGAGCTTGACGCTAGAAGCAAGACCAAGGGTGCCGTAGCCGGCGGCCTCGGCGGCGGCGCACTGACGGGCGCCGGCGAAGTCGTCGCGCCAGATCACGTGCCGGTCTCCGATCTCACGGACTTTGCCGCGGACGCGATCGCGTCATGGGCCGGCCCCATCGTGCTCGCCCTGGTCGCCGCCTACGGGATCTGGATGGCCTTTCACTATCGCGACGTTGTCGCCGCGCGCATTCAGTCCCTCGCGCCCGGCCTGGCTCGTTGGCTGAGGAGCTTCTGAAATGGCGGCCCTTACAGCAATCCTCGGCGGCATCGCCGCCAAGGTTGGCGCCGAGCTCGTCGGCACGGTCCTCGGCGACCGCTTCGGATCGGCCGGCGGCGAGCTTGCCGAGACCGTGGTCGAGGAGGTCTCCAAGCGTGTCGGCGTTCCGCCGGCCGACCTTCCCCAGGCCGAGCACAAGGAACTGGAAAACGCCGTGCGCGATGTCGAGGCGGTCATGCCCGAGATCATCGCGCTGTGGGCCAAGGGTCTCGACGGCCAGTTCGCGCTGCTTGAGGCCGAGACTAGGGAGGGCTTCTGGCAAAGCGCCTGGCGCTGGGGTTGGATGTATCTGCTCGCCTTCTTCTGGATCTGGCGCATCATCATCGGTCCCGCTGTAAATGCCGGCGGGATGGCGATCGAGCTTGTCGACTACGCGGTGCTCCTGACGCTCACCACCTGGTTCATCTCACTCTACATGGGCGGTCATACCGTCAAGACGCTCGGCCAGTCCGCGATCGACGCGGTCAGAGTATTGCGAGGGCATCGGCCGTGAAGCTCGGAAAAGCGGCCTTCGAACTTGCCGACCTGCGTGCCGAACAGGAACGCGAGGCCGGCATCTTGGCAGCGCGTTCGAAGCTTGCCGGCACTGGCAGCATCGAATGCGTGGAATGCGGCACCCCGATCGACGTTGCCCGCCGCATCGCCCTGCCGTCCGCCAGCCGGTGCGTCGACTGCGCCAGATGCGAGGAACACCGCAATCGTCTTTTTGGAAGAGCCGGCTGATGGATGAGCTTCGCATTTGGGCCGGACCGATCGCTGCAGTGATTTCGATCGCAACGGCCATCTACACCTTCCTGACGGCCAGCTCGAAGCGCAATGCGGCCGAGCTCGAGAAGAGCACGCAGAAGCTCATCGACCATGACAGGCGCATCCAGGAGATCGAAACGGAGATGCGTCACGTGCCGAGCAAGGAAGACATTTCGGAGCTGAAGCTGCAACTCGCCAACCTCGCGGGAGAGGTCGGCCGCCTGGCCGAAAGCAATGGCGGTGTGTCGCGCGCCGTCAGGCGCATCGAGGAGTACCTGCTCAAGGAGAAAGGCTGACATGGAGTTTGGCGACTACCTCACGGCCGATGCCCGGCTGACCATGCTCAAAGAGCTGGCAAAGCAGAATGACGGCCGCCTCGCCGAACGCCTTGAAACCCAGGAGAAGGCCAATGATGTCCAACGCCAGATGCTGGAAGCGGCGGCTCGCCTCCCTCGCGATCGCAACGAGCTTGCTGAGCGGCTGCGCGACGGTGAATTCTGACGGGGTCATGCTCGGAGCGTGTCCGCCCGTCGTCGAGTACAGCCGCGAGTTCCAGGCGCAGGCGGCCAAGGAGCTGGCCCTGCTGCCGGAGGGAACGGCGATCGCGGAGATGCTGAGCAACTACGCTGTGATGCGGGAGCAGGCGCGGGCATGCGGTAGCCGATGATCTTCGCTTGCGCCCGGGCCTCACCGGCACCACGTCGTGTCAGGCGGCCTCGTAGCTGGTGAACACCTCGGTGCTGCCGTCGCGCCAGATGAGGAACACGTCGTAAGCCTCGCGGCTTTCCTCCGGCCCCATGCCGGGCGAGCCGTAGGGCATTCCGGGCACGGCAAGGCCGACGGCATCGGGGCGTTCGGACAGCAGTTTGCGGATGTCCTCCGGCGGCACGTGGCCTTCGATGAAGTAGCCATCGATTTCGCCGGTGTGGCAGGAGATCATCTGCTGCGGGATGCCGTTGTCGAGCTTGTGGCGGATCAGGAGCGTACCGAAGCTGGTCTCGGTGGTCACCTCGAACCCTTCGGCCTGCAGGATACGCACCCAAGCCTCGCAGCAGCCGCAATTCGGATTCTTCAGGACGTGGATCGCGGATGTGCCCTCCGCCATACCCAGCGCAGGGAGGGATGCGGCGAAGCTTGCGGTGAAGGCCATCATGGCACGTCTGGTGAGGGTCAT